CCGCAAAGCAGGAGGTGGTGGAATGAAAGAAGCATTGAAACTTGCGCTTGAGGCGTTGATGGACAATGAGCATTATGTTGCAGAGAACGAACGCCACGCCTATGTTGTTCTGTACAACGAAGTCATTGATAAATGCAAAGCAGCCTTGGCACAGCCAGTACAAGAGCCTGTGGGTGTCTTTTGCGAGGATGATGATATTGGTTATGTTCGCCTAATTCCTCACCAGCAAATGAAGTTGAAGGCATGGGACAAGCTCTACACCGCCAAACTACAATGCCCTTGGGAGGGGCTGACGTTTGCCGAAATATGCGATGCCGAAGTGGTTGCAACGGATGGCTTTAATAATTTCTCAGAACTGAAATTCGCCCGAGCCATAGAAGCCAAACTCAAGGAGAAGAACAGTGATTGAAATTCACAAACACACTGACTGGTTAAACGCTAATAGATACACGGTAGAAGAACGCGAACGGATTTGCCGAGAACTACTTGGCGAGGCGCAATATTGGAACATACACCTATACATAAAGCACATGCACGACAGCACAAAACGCCCTTGGGTGGGGCTGACGGAGGCGCAATTCTTGGAGGCTGCACGGCTTGCCGAGCATGGTAATTATTTAGTTGCGTTTAAGCGTATTCAAGAATGGCTAAAGGAACTCAACACATGACTTGGCCTTTCCCACCAGCCACCGGAGCCGTTCCTTGGACTAAGCAACAAGAGAAGGCATATCAACAACAGAAGCAAGAGCAGCTACCCGCTGCACCGTTTTAAGGAGACCACATGAAACTAGCAGCAGGTAACCCAAACCTCATGAACAAAAAAAGCTACATCCGAGTAGAGCCATTACTTATGGAGCGTACGGAACACACTGCCACCCCTCGAACTTTTAACCACATGAAAGACGGGCAGGTGTATGTACCTGAGAAGAGCGAACCTGTACGAGCAGGGGCAACGGATGCTTTGAAGTTACCGAGCCGGGGTTACCCAACGTGAGTAAGTCAAATCATCCCGACATCCGCAGGATGCTGCACCAGTATCATGACGGGCTCACCTCGCTTGAGATATCCGAGCGACTCGAACTGAAACCTGACACTGTGCGTAATGCCTTGAAGGATATGCCTGATACATACATTGACCGATGGCACCCAGTAGCTAACGAACCACCGCATGCCGTATGGTGCGCAGTAGTACCCCCTGAAGATTGTCCTAGACCTAACACGAAAGATAAACATGAACGACCTACCAAACTTCGCAGCATGGAACAACGAGAATCTAGCGAAGTTCGCTACTGATTCGTACCGCAAGATGCAGGAACAACAAGACCACATAGAACAACTCCAAGGCGACCTCAAGGATGCAATGATGGAGATACGCCGACTATTTTGGGAGGCTAGTAAATGAACGAGCACGACACAAACCTACGGGACTTGGCTGCCATGTTTGCCATGGCAGGGCTGCTGATGCGTGACCGAGAGGGGGGCGTAGACTTAGTGAAATATGCACTTGCTTACGCTGATGAATTCATGGAAGCCCGACAACCTAAAGTCGAGGAAGGGATAGCTGCCATCAAGCCAAAGGCGAGGGCTAAGAAGTGACCCCCGAAGCCAAAGTCAAAGTGAAGATTCATGCTGCGCTCAAGGCGCAGGGTGCGTATGCTGTGAACTACATAGGCGGCTTGCATGCCAACAACGGGACACCTGATATCCTTGCATGCCTTGGTGGGCGGTTCATTGGTATCGAGGCTAAGGCAGGTACGAACAAACCCACGGACTTGCAGATACATAACCTGCGTCGCATCGAGGAGGCAGGAGGGCTTGCCTTAGTAATCAATGAAACTAACTTGGAGGAACTCAATGACCTCGGAACCCGACGATCCAATTACAGACTTTTTGAACGCGCACATCGAACCGATGAGACAACGGGAAGCCCAACGCGTAAAAAACGTGCTGCGTAAACGCGCCGCATACGCTAAGAAAATTCAAGGAACAACCAATGACACAAGAACTGAACTGCTCCGACGCTGCGAAGATGTTGATCGAGAGAATGGCAACACACCCTGACGACTTCAAAACGAGCGGACGCTTTTGGAGAGTGATGCAGATCATAAATGGAGAGAGCGATATGGGGTTCGAGCCTGTTATGTCCAAGCGAGACATAGACGCACTCACTACTGCCGCACAACAACTGTTTGAAGCCACCTTCATGGAGTATGTGTTGCACAAACTACTTGTGAAGGAAGAGCGCGTACCAACCTTGGGACAAGGGATGATACAAAAAACTCACCCATCACAGATGGCACTACAAGGTAGCTCGTTAATGAGTTCCATGACTAAAGCGGAACTACAACAGCAAATGCAAAATCTACTTCAAAACAAACTTCAAAACCAATACGCAAATGCAGCGCAAAGCATGTACCCAACCGGCACCACTACCGGTAGATTTGGCGCTAAATGACACACTTAGTAACCTGCGACCTCGAGACGTTTTACAGCAAGGACTTCTCACTCACCAAAGCTACTACGGAAGAGTATGTTCGCTCCCCGCAGTTTGAGACCATCGGTATCTCGCTCAAGCTAGATGACCACCCTACGGTATGGGTGCCGCAGCCTAGGGTAGACAAGGTACTGCGCAAGACGGACTGGTCGGATAAGCTGGTCATCTGTCAGAACACTGCGTTCGATGGAGCCATACTTAACTGGCGGTACGATGTGAACCCGCTGCTGTGGATTGACATCATGGGGATGTCCCGTGCGTTGTTCCCGCATGAGCGGTCACATAGTCTCAAGTCCCAAGCGGAGCGTATGGGTGTGGGTGTCAAGGGTAACGAGGTAGCAAAGGCTATCGGCATGCGCTACAAGGACTTCAGTGAGTTGGACTTGGCTGTGTACGGTAACTACTGCTGCAACGATACAGACCTGACCAAGCTGCTGTTTGATAAGTACATGGCAATGGGGTTCCCTAAGATTGAGTTGCGGCTACTCGACCTGACCCTGCGTATGTTCATCGACCCTGTGTTGGTGCTAGACGAGCCCATGCTACGCAAACATCTGACCGAGGTACAAGACCGCAAGCAAGCCCTGATGGAATCGGTACGCGACACGATGCTTGCAACTGCTGACCCTGACTATGTACACGCAATCTTTAGTGACGGCATGGCGGGTATCAAGAAGCTGCTGATGTCTAACGACAAGTTCGCTACGCTGTTGAGTTCGTATGGAGTAGAGCCGCCCACCAAGATCAGCCCTACTACAGGCAAGGTAGCGTTTGCGTTTGCCAAGACAGACGAGGGGCTCAAAGCCTTGCAGGAAAGTACGGATGAGCGTGTGCAGACAATCGTGGCGGCACGGCTTGGGAACAAGTCTACGCTAGAGGAAACCCGTACACAACGATTTATAGAGATGGCGCAGCGGGGCAAGTTCCCAGTGCCACTACGCTACTACGGTGCCCACAGCGGCAGATGGAGCGGACAGGACTCAGTTAACCTGCAGAACCTACCGTCCCGTGGCGAGAACGCAGGGCGTATTAAGAAGTCCATGCTAGCCCCACCCGGCTATGTAGTTATTGACTGTGACTCTGCGCAGATCGAGGCGCGTACGTTGGCGTGGCTTGCAGGGCAAGCAGACTTGGTACAGGCGTTTGAGAACAAAGACGATGTGTACACCATCATGGCATCGCAGATTTACGGTATCCCGCAGATACAAGTCACGCAGGGTGCAGGTAGTCAGCGGCAGGTAGGTAAGACCGTAGTGCTTGGTGCAGGGTACGGGGTAGGTCATGCCAAGCTGAAGCTGTTCCTTAAAACTATGGCGGGTGTGGACGTGACCGAGGATGAGGCTAAGCGCATCATCAATACTTACAGAACTACTTACAGCCGAATCCCTGCGTTGTGGCGTAATGCAGAAGACGCGCTAGCTGCCTTGGCTAATGGCAATGGTAAGCAGGTGGATGCAACGGGGATTATCCACGCTGTACCGGGGAAGGGACTATCACTTCCCAACGGCCTGTTCATTCAGTACCCTGACTTGCGCAAAGTGTTTGATGAGAACGGCAAAGCCAAGTGGCTCTACACATCCAAGGGCGTGACCACGAACATCTACGGCGGCAAGGTTGTGGAGAACTTCACCCAAGCGGTAGCGCGCTGCGTGGTGGCTGAGCAGATGCTAAAGATTTCTCAGAAGTACAAGGTGGTGCTGACCGTACACGATGCGGTGGCTTGCATAGCCAAGATTGAGGAAGCTGCGGAAGCTAAGGCGTACGTCGAGGAATGTATGTCGTGGCGACCCAAGTGGGCGCAAGGGTTACCTCTTGCATGTGAATCAGGTATAGGAGCGAGTTATGGAGACTGTTAATAAACCCCTCATTGATTTGTTTTTTGATCGAGGTATTTCAAATGATATGGGAATACCCATTAATTTTGCATTTAATGCACCAAGAGATAAAGTACAGACATTTGTGCTGTCACCCGAGGTTGCATTAAGCGCCGAGATGCTTGTGCGCTCTAAGTCTTTTAAAATGCCGAATCTTGTAGACGTACGCATGCCATACACGCATACAGTTATCGAATACCCATTGACTGAAGACATTCGCAAGATACGCCACAATGGCAGCATCAACGGTCTCGTAACAATAACACGCATTGGCGCGTACATACACGAGGTAGGCAAAGGTGCGTTTACATGCTTACCCTACTGGGAATTCATTGACGGCAGAATCCAACACAGCATCTACACGTTTTTGTTTGGTATGAACGTGCCTGACGCCTTTAAGGTGTCCCTTATCTCTGTTAACGGGGACGCCGGTGTTGATTGCAACCTCATGCCATGCGCATCGTTTATCACGGCCGCAGAACAGATGGGGGTTACGCCCGAGCAGTTCCGACAAATACTCAGTGAGCCTGATACGCAACAACACATTAGGGAATCCGCCACGGAAATACCATGCCTCATGTTTGCGTCTTACCTCCTACTTAGCTGCAAGAGTGGGGTAGGTAAGACTAAGGTGGAGGCACGGAAACCGCCTACAGGGTTGAAGCTCGGAGCAAGAAAACAGAAGGCGTATTCTGCAAGTGCTTACACGCTACTGCATTTGGAAGAAATTGAGACGGTTACATCCGAGGGCGGTATCAGTCGGCGCTCCGATATTTCCGCGCATTATGTGCGGGGGCATTTCAAACAACGATCAAGCGGTATCTACTGGTGGAATTCATTTGTTCGGGGTAGTGGGGCTCCCCGCAAGCGCAACGCGTATCTGGTAGAGGAGTGATAAAATATGGGCACCCAAACCAACCAAAGAAACTCATGGCACTTGCTCATTCCTACTCGTCAATCAAAGATTTCGAGGGCTGCCCCCGCAGGTACCATGAAGTTCGTATCCTTAAAAAATTCAAATCGAAAGACACCGAGGCAACACTATATGGTACTGCTGTACACAAAGCCTTTGAAGAACACATCCGTGATAAGAAACCACTACCAGAAAGTTTTGCAAACTACAAGCCATTTGTGGAGCCTCTTGCCAACGCAGAAGGCGACATCCGATGCGAAGAAAGAATGGCCATCAAGGCAGACTTCTCCCCTTGCGAGTTCTTCGACAAAGCTGTATGGTTCAGGGGTATTCCGGATTACCTCGCAATCAACCATGAGAAGGGAATTGCAAGGGTAGCTGACTACAAGACAGGGAAGTCCAGCCGGTATGCAGATACGGCGCAGCTTGAGCTTATGGCTGCTATGGTGATGCTGCATCACCCCGAGGTGAATACCGTCAAGGGCGTCCTTTTGTTTGTAGTTATCAACGACGTTATTAAGGCCGAGTTCGCTCGTGCCGACTTACCAACAATCCTATCGAAATGGGCGGGTAGGGCTGATGCGATTGAGAAAGCGGTAACTTTTGGGGTATGGAACCCACGTAGCTCCGCACTGTGTAAATTCTGCCCAGTATCTTCATGTGAGAACCATCGTGGCAACTAAACGTAACTACCGCGCCGAGTACGATAAGTACCAAGGCAAACCCGAACAGATTAAGAACCGTGCCGCCCGTAACAAGGCGCGTAGCGACTACGAGAAAGCCAATGGCGATCTCCCCACTACCACGGACGTAGACCATATCAAGCCCATGAGTAAGGGTGGCAAGTCAGCCCTAGGGAACTTGCGAGCGGCTTCACAGTCTACAAATACCAGCTTCTCCCGTACCAAAACAGGTGCGCTGAAGTCCCAAACATCCAAGCGCGAAGCTAAAAAATAAGGTAAGATTTCCCCGCCGAGCAATCGGTGTTCATTGTTTCTCCTTGATTTGCCGGGTAGTTTAGCTACCCGGCTTTTTTCCATTTTCTAAAGTTCTAATATGCAAATAATTGACAACAAAGCACTGCTTTTTAATACGAGAAAGGCAGCACAGATCACCGCGCTAATCCCCAAAAGTAAGGTGATCGAGACCCAAGGGGATGTGGATAGAGTGCTGGTTAACTGGGGGTTTGACGAAGCGCAACTCCTACGCAACCTAGGTATCAAAGACGTACCTAGCCCCATCTTGGGACGCTACGACTGGCCGGGTATGTTCACCCCATTCGACCACCAGCGCACCACTGCAGACTTCCTAACCGTATACCCACGGTGCTTCGTATTTAACGAGGCCGGCACAGGCAAGACAAGTGCTGCAGCATGGGCAGCGGACTACCTCATGCGCTTGGGTAAAGTCAAACGGGTACTAGTGGTGTGCCCTGTGTCCATCATGGAGACAGCGTGGCGGTCGGACTTGTTCAAGACGGTAATGCACCGCACGGTAGCCATCGCTCAAGGCACACGCACCCAACGCCAAGCCATTATCGCCAAGGGCTACGAGTTCGTCATCATTAACTTCGACGGCGTGAAGGTTGTCAACAAAGAACTTTTAGAGGGCGGGTTTGACCTCATCATTGTGGACGAAGCCAACGCAGTTAAGTCGGTGCAGACAGACAGGTGGAAAGCCCTTGCTTCGTTAATCAAACCATCGACTCGCTTGTGGATGATGACGGGCACACCTGCTTCGCAGTCACCACTGGATGCCTACGGCTTAGCCAAGCTCGTCAGCCCTGACACCGTACCTAGGTTCTTCGGCGCGTGGCGCGACAAAGTGATGCTCAAGATTTCTCAATACAAGTGGGCACCACGCAGGGAGTCGCAGCAGGTAGTACATCAAGTGCTGCAGCCAGCGATACGCTTCACCAAAGCCGAGTGCCTAGACCTGCCTGACCTGTTGTACTCCACTCGTGAGGTACCGCTTACTCCGCAGCAGATGAAGTACTACGAAGCACTACGCAAGCAGATGATGACCATCGCAGCAGGAGCAGAGATCACCGCAGTTAACGCAGCCGCTATGCTCAACAAACTCCTGCAGGTATCCCAAGGTGCGGTGTATACGGATGATGGCGATGTAGTGGAGTTCGATGTAAGTAACCGTGTATCGGAACTCATGAACGTCATCGACGAGACGGACAACAAGGTGTTGATCTTCGTACCGTACCGACACACGCTGAGCATGCTGCGAGAGGAGCTAATTAAGGCAGGGCATACAGTCGAGGCCATCCAAGGTGGCGTACCCCCATCACAACGTGCGGAGATCATCAAGCGCTTTCAGACTGAGGACAACCCTAGGATTCTGTTGCTAAGTCCACAGGCTACGGCACACGGGATTACCCTTACTCGAGCCGATCAAGTTGTATGGTGGGGTCCAGTATCCTCCACTGAAATCTACCTACAAGCTAACTCCCGTGCCCACCGCGCGGGGCAGGTAAATCACGTTACGGTTACGCACCTACAAGGTAGTCCCGTGGAGCGCCGCATGTACACAATGCTGCAGAGCAACATCGATTTACATTTAAGTTTGGTGGATTTATACAAACAAGTGCTTGACGAATAAATTTGACAGTGTATAATTTGAATCGTTGACATCAACAACAAAAGGAAAACACAATGGACGCAGACAAACTCGTGGCAGTGTATATCAAGATACGCGATGCCAAAGAAATCAAAACAAAGCAGATGGAAGAAGAAATAAAAGTGTTGGAAGACCAACTCGATGCAGTAGCCCAAGAGCTACTCAACATCTGCAAGACTACAGGCCAAGATGGCGGCAAGACCGCACACGGCTCATTCACACGGTCTGTAAAGACCCGATACTGGACTTCCGATTGGGACAGTATGTACAAGTTCATCCGTGAGCATGATGCACCCGAACTTCTTGAACGTCGAATTGCGCAGGGTAATTTCTCGCAGTTCCTCAAAGAGAAGCCGGACGTCATGCCCGCTGGTGTCAATGTCGAGTCGAAATACTCGATTCTCGTTCGTCGTTCTTCTAAATAACTTCAAAGGTATATATGAGCAATTTAACTCTTTTCACTTCGGGCGACGCCCTCCCTGACTTTCTGCGCGAAGCGACAGACCCGTCCCTCAAGGACATTGCCGGTAACTCAGGCGGCAAGCAAATCTCCATCAAAGGTGGCGTGTGGCGCATGATGGTCGGTGGTGAGGAAGTCGCTAAAAACGAAGACCGCTCCATGAACTTCGTCATCATCTCTGCAAGCAAAGGCGTATCCCGTACGTTCTACGCTGGTAAGTATGAAGAAGGCGCAGTCGTCAAGCCCTCGTGCTGGTCGGCTGAAGGTTTGGTTCCTAACACCGAAGTGGCAAACCCACAAAGCTCTAGCTGCGCTACATGCAAGCAGAACATCGAAGGCTCCGGTGACGGCAAGTCTCGTGCATGCCGCTATAGCAAACGCTTGGCTGTGGTTCTCGACAACGATATCGGTGGCAACATCTACCGTTTACAGATTCCAGCTAAGTCTTACTTTGGTAACGCAGTGGGCGACAAGATGCCGCTACAAGCCTACGGTAAGTTCTTATTGGGTCATGGTATTAAGACCCTCTCCGGCCTCGTAACCGAAGCGCGTTTTGATACAAGCGAAGCCGTCCCCGTGTTGAAGTTCCGTGCAGTGCGCCCATTGACTCAAGGTGAGTGGGAAGTAGCCAAGGCACAGAGCGAGACTGAGGATGCCAAGCAAGCAGTTGACTTTAAGATGACTGGCGGTAAGGATTCATCGGCTACGTTGGCATTGCCATCTGCCTTTGTGGAAACCCCTGCGTTTGCGGAATCAACCAAGGCAGCCCCTGCTGCGGATGTAGCACCTGTGGCAGAGCCAGTTAAACGGCCTAAAGCTGCAGCACCTGCGGAACCTGTCGCGACTAAAAACGTGGCCGATATCCTCAGTGATTGGTCGGTAGACGAGTAATGGTTCAAGCTGCTCGGGGTCATAGCACCCAGTTCATTCGCAGGGTAAACCGCAGTGACGTACCTCATGTGGTACGCATGCTTGCCATGGCGTGTATCTCTAGCGAGGCTTCCATAGCGGAAGTTGCGGGGATGTTCGACGTGTCACGCGCTACGGTTTACAACTGGCTGAATGGAGTGTCGGTGCCTCGTGCCGCGCAGCTTGACATCATGCCCAAGATTACCTCACGCCTTAACAAGCGAAAGTAATCCCGCCCGGTGGGACGGTAGGGAGACCTACCGTCCTTTTCTTTTAGCTACACCGTGAAGCTATATGACTGATTTTTTATCATCCGTACTGCCGACAACAGGCACGTACTGCACGGTGGGTATTCGGGGCGGCGTCGTTCGGCAGAATTTTCATTCCACCCTTGATGACCTTGAGGCTGCCAGTTCAGCCTATCCAACCAAAGGGGTTGATGCTTATTATGCTCTTGCGTCCTTCCATGATGCCTCAAGCCGTAAGGCGGAAAACGCAGCGTTTCTGCGTTCATTTTTCTTAGATTTAGACTGCGGCACTGGTAAGCCCTACTCAGACCAAGCCGCCGCTGCGCAAGCCCTTAAAGCCTTCGTACAGGTCACCAAGCTGCCCGTCCCATACATCGTTAACTCCGGTGGTGGACTGCATGTGTACTGGCCAATGACTGAGGATATCCCCGCTGATGTGTGGGCGATACATGCCAAATCTTTGAAGCGTTTGTGCGTACTGCACAACCTTCACGCTGACCCTGCGGTGACTGCGGATACTGTACGCATCTTGCGGGTACCCGGCACTACCAATTTTAAGAACGGCGTGTCTCGTCCGGTGTCAATAATGGTAGCTGGAGTACCTACTTCGCTAGAAGGGTTTATCGCCTTACTACCGGAAGCGCCCGTGGACTTGTCCGCTGCTAAGATGTTTGGGGCAGATGCAGCGATGTTGGAGCTTACTGGGGATTACCCTAAGTGTGAGTTCCGGCGTATCGTTATCCGCAGTATGAACGGCAACGGCTGCGCACAGATTAAGCATGCGCTTGAGAACGCCGCTACCCTAGAAGAGCCGCTGTGGCGTGGGGCTTTGTCGATTGCAACTCGTTGCGAAGATGGCGCTAAGGCCATCCATAAGTTGTCGGAGAAACACCCCGGCTACGATGCGGTGGCTACTGAGGCTAAGGCTGCGGACACCAAAGGCCCGTATACCTGCGAGTGGTACCGTGACAATAACGGCGAGGTCTGCAAGGGCTGCACTCAGAAGGTATCTTCCCCGCTCATCCTAGGGCGCATCGTCCTAGAGGCAGAGGTCGTCAACGACCAGTACATCATTGAGAAGCCCGAGGATGACGAATCCCCCGCCGTCTTACTTAGCGTCCCTGCCTACCCTTACCCCTACTTCCGTGGCATTCATGGCGGCGTGTTCAGGAAAGAGGAGAAGGCCGATGGTGAGGTGGTAGAGGTTGAAATCTACAAAGACGACCTGTATCTGACAGAACGATTCTTCGACGGTGACGAGCAAAACGGCGGGGATGGAGAAATGGTAGGTATCAACCTACACATGAAGCGAGACGGTGTGCGGAGGTTCTATGCCCCTGTCACAACTATTTTTACTAAGGATAAGCTACGGGACGTACTCGTGAAGAACGGGGTCGTTGCCTACGGCAAACATGTGGATGTACTCATGGCATATTTTGCATCAACTCTTCGCAAGCTGCAGACGCAGTTCACTGCGAATAAGACCCGGAGCCAAATGGGGTGGACTTCGGATAACACTGGCTTTGTAGTTGGTGAATTGGAATACACGACAGCCGGTCCGAAGATTGCGCCCCCCGCCAGCGGCACACGACAGCTAGCGTCCCACTTTAAACCCACGGGCACCCTGTCCGCATGGAAGGAGATTGCAAACTTCTACGATCGTCCCGGCCTTGAACCCCACGCGTTGACCCTGTTCACAGGCTTTGGCTCCCCACTGCTGAAGTTTATCGGTGGTAGTACGGTCAAGGGCGCGTTGATTCATCTGAAGCACAACGGTTCAGGCTCCGGTAAGTCCACGGCACAGATGATGGCTAACTCTATTTTCGGGCACCCTGATGACTTGCTGATGAAACAGGACGATACCTTTGCTTCCAAGATGCACATGCTCGGGATGATGAACAGCATCGTATTCACGATTGATGAGATTACCAATGAGAAAGCGGAGAACCTGTCCCATCTGTCGTACAGCGTCACGAACGGTAGGGGCAAGCACCGCATGGAATCCCAGACCAATCAACTGCGAGCCAACCTTACCTCATGGTGCAACTTTACGATTACCTCGGGCAATGCGTCAATCGTTGACAAACTACTTTCCATTAAGAGTACGGCCGATGGCGAGCTACGCAGGACGCTGGAGATTTCCGTGCCCCAGTACAAGGGCGCAACCAAGGATGAGATTGATCGAGTCTTCGGTAACCTCACAGACAACTACGGTGTGGCCGGCCCAATATATATTGAGTACATCCTGAAGAACCTCGACGAGGTAATTGCCCTGTTGAAGCAGTTCCAAGCCAAGATTGACAAGGACTTAAACCTCGATGCGTCAGACAGGTTCTACTCATGCTACGGTGCATGTGTGATGGCAGGTGGATACATAGCGCAGAAGTTGGGCTTGCACGATATCAACCTACGCAACATCTATGCGTACCTGCTGGAGGTAGTCGAAGCTAACCGCTCAGCCACTAAAAGCACTGTGGGCGATGCAGACCTTGTGGTGCAAGAAACGCTGGCTGGATACATCAACGACAACATCCGCAACGCACTGGTGGCTAACAGCGTCAGCAAGAGCGGGGCTCCCGAGGCTCCGATCAGAGAGCCAAGCGGTACGCTGAAGCTACGGTACTACCCTGACCTGCAAGAGCTTGCGATCCCTGCGGGAGAGTTCCGTGGTTACTTTGCTGGTAAGCAGGTGGACGTTAAGGATGCGCTGCAACGACTGCAGAAGGCCAACTTCCTCAAGCATGACGGCAAGTCTCACCCTACCCGTATCGGTGCAGGGGCGCTAGGTGGCATGAGCGGCGTCTTGGTTCGGTGCTACATCTTGGACGCTAAGGCGCTTGGGATTGACCTGACCCCGCTGACAAGTGAAGACGCTCCTTGATATACCGCAGGTATTCACCCTTGTAGGGGTCGAGTACTTCCTTGACTGGGGGCAGGTTGCCCCCGGTAACTCTTTCTTTATACCAACCGTAGCCACGATCAGGCAGGTCAAATCAGTCCTTAACGAGACTTGCAAAGACCTGCCCTATACCTTCATAATCCGTACCCGCTGCGAGTACGGACGCTACGGCGTCCGCGTGTGGCGATTACTGTAGCGCGTCTGTCCTAAACTTCTTAATCGCTGGGGCTAAGTTGTTCATCATGCGCTGCTCTGACAACTTTAAAGGCCGCAACTGAGCTTCCTTCTGGTCTTTGGTAAGGTCAGTACGAGCGCTAATTACCGCCATACCTTTACGAAGAGCCCCAAGCTGCTGTTCCATCTTGTTTACAAAAGGCCCGTATTTAATTAGGTCTATGTTCTCTTTGAGGTACTCACCGTACTCCTTGCCCCGGCCAGTGTTTTTTAGCTTGTTGGCAGTATCTACCGCCATATTTACCTTGGATGCTAAGTCGTAGAAATCCGTCTTGACTTGACTGTCAAACTCTTTGACCCCCACACGCCCCATGCCGGGTAAAGATGCAATGGTGTCCTGCATGCTTTGGGTTGGGGTATTGTTAACCATTGAATTGGTCATCAGTATGGCCGCAGCCCCGTACATACCCATAGTGCCTTGTATGAACGCGTCGATCTTGGCGGGAGATATACCCTTACCGTCCATCCCCATTGCGTCCACTAAATCCTTAGCTCCCTGACCAATACCTTTAGCCAACGAGCTTGTACCTGCAGAGTACTGCATATAGGGCTCGAGCTTCTCCAACCCTGTGCCTACGATAGGCCGGCCTGTAAAGAAGTTGTAGTTTGTAGCCAACTCTACAGCTAGCTTAATCGGCTGCGCTACGGGAACTGGACCGCTAAACACCGCGTTTACTACGGCGTCAGACAAGCCAGCCCGAAGTTTGGCAGGGTCGTCCGCATACTTGCCCGAGAACTGCCGGACAATCGCCTCTGCTATATATTTAGGCAACAAGAACACATCGGGGCGCAGTGGAATTCCCCACCCTTGCATCCCGGGAAGCGTCAGCTTGCTAGCTTGTTCCTGCCTACTCATCTTCTCGTACTCGTCGTCGCCTACATTCATCATGGCGTTGATTACGGACATACCGAAAATCCAAGCCATGTTAGTTATCAGCGTGTTACGAGCTTCTGCACGGGCGGTAGGCGCAATGCCTTCGCTCTTTAGTACCTTTAACGCTACGCGTGACGCGGCATAGAACGCATTTAAGAACACTACGTTACGTGCCGCCGCAGCCAACTGGTTGTTTCCAACGCGGGTACGGAAGTTAATAATCTCAAACGCCCGCTCTACAGCATCTGCCTCAGATAGGCCGGAATCTTTAGCCGCCAAGTAGACTGCCTGTCGCACCGCATTGTCTGCAGTCAAGTTTAATTGCTGCATGATCGCAGGGTACTTTTCGAGTGCGCCCAGTTTGCGGAGCCCTGCTTGCACGTCAGCGTTTGATTTTGACAGCGAGGCGTCGTAGTCATGCACACCCACCACACCGAATGTGCGTAGTTCTTTATGTGCTGCGCTTGTACCCCGCATAGTTTTAACCACCTCTGCTACGGCTGTGAGTGGAATCTGAAACGCATACCGAGGCTTCAATCCGGACAAGTACGTCGCGGCCATTGAATCCATAGCCAACTGAAGCACGGGGAACAGCGGGAAGTTAACAATGGCTCCACGAAATACCCTGTTTACGCTGTCTACAAATCCGCCAATAAACGGCAACGCTGACGTAGCCATTACAGGTGCGCCCTTAAATACTTGGGCTTTGGCTGCGCTGTCAAACTCTACGTACTTGGGAGACCCCTTCTCAAGGTATGACACGGTTCGGTCGGCTGCGCGAGGGTCAGGGGTAACTACGGCTTTGGCTTGGTCAGGAATGTACTTGACTGCGGCCTGTGCTAGTTCTGTAGCCTTCTGGTTCTTGATACCTCGGGCCACGCTATACGCAGCCCAGTTCTCAAAGTTGTCCATCACGTCATGCACTTCCAGCATGGAACCTTTGAACTGGTGTTCTTTGGCTTTGGCCTGTAGCCCACGGATATACGCGTTGAATCCGTCTTTATCCGTATCGGCATCTGCAGAATCCCGTTGGAATGGAATCCACTCGGCGTTGTCCAACATCCACTGCCCAGTCTCCTCAGACCAAATATTTGTCTCCTGCAGAAAGGTACGCAACCACTTGCGCATGCCCTGCTTGATGTCCTCAATCTTCTTAATCTCTGGCAAGGTATTGAACAGCTTCATGCCTTCTTTAACTTGCTCAGGGCTCATGTGAAATACGTAGGACTCCGCCTTATTGCGCAATTCAGCCGCAATCTTCTTCTTACCTTCTAGCTCTTTGGCATCGGCTTCAGCCATCATGCGATCCCGCATGCCATACAGTGCCAGCATACGTTTGGATTCCAGCGCGGTGCTCGTGAGATACCGTGCCTCGCCTAGGGTAAGCCCGTGGTTATCCATCATGCTACGGTATTCATTCCCCAACGATTTCAAGTTGTCTTTGGACTCAGAGGTCTTAAACTTGGATGAGTTAGGGTCGTACTTAATCCCACCGTCCAACAGGGCGGTAGTAGCTAGCCCACTGTCGTGGAACGCTTGCGATGTACTCAGTGCCGCCAATAGCCGATTAGCCTCAATGTCGGGCATGGACGCACGAACTTCCGCACGGATAGCCCGCTGCAGCGGGGCTGCAACATCTAAGGCATCCTCCGCTATATTTAGCACACGGGTGATCGCGCCTTCTTTAGGCGTATTGGCAGTAACCGACCCCATAACCGTATCGGTTATGCGCTGCAACATTGGACGGGTATCTTCTTTGGGTGCGGTACGCCCCATACGTTGCAGAATGTCCTTGGCGTCATCCCCACGGGAGAACCGGATATCAGGGTTTGTTGGGTCGTAGGTGCCCCGATTACCCGTAGCGGATTTAACTTGCGTTGGTTTGTACACAACCACTTCCACCAGATCACCATCGCGGAACTGCATAAGCCCGTCATAGCCCTGAGCCAGCGCCCGGGTCATTACCTGCTTACCAATGTAGCCTTTTTCTTCGTAAGCCTTCTCAACCATTGCGGATGCTTTATCTGGGGTCATCCCAAGTTGCACCAAGGCATCGATCATTGGATCGCCTTTAGCACGAAGCATCAAGGGATTCTTTATGGAAGCATATACCTGCATTACGTTCTGGCCGCTTGCCTCATCCATCTCGGCGTCGCTACGGGATAGGTTGGAAGTATCCGCGTATGTACCAGCAAAATCAGGCTTGGGCGTTAGGTATATTCCTGCGCCAAGTGCGCCATCGGGGGAAAGCTTGAAAGTGTCAAAACTTCTGCCGGTGCCGTGGTAAAGAGGTAATGGATTACCGTCCGCATCCACAACCTTGCTATCGCCAAACCACCGCTTGAACGCTTCCGTAGTAGGTGCTGTAATCTTTCCGCGTAAGTTAAACCGGGTGCCCCCGTCAGCAGCTACTGCACTGCCTCCCGACTCCACAAACGCCCGTGCTGGCAGGATGAACTTAGCGATGATGTCGTTGTTCGTCATCTGCAGACTAGGCATGATCTTGCGAATGAACGCACGGATGGCCGCTACTGCCCGTTGAACAATACCCAGTGTCGGTTTGGTTTGCGCCAAATTAGCCAGCACTTCTTCTGCGGCTTCCGATGCTTGCTTGGGGTCGGACAAGTCCAACCCGTACTTAGCCGCCACGGCTTCCATCTCAGCTTTATAGGTAGTCTCAATGGCTTTTAGTTCGGTATCAAGCGCAGTGCCAAATACTCCACGTAATCCAAAGTGCCCAAGGGCTTCGTGCGCAAACGTAGTTACTACATCCGCTTCGCTGCTTACTTGGCTGGATACGATATACACCTTGCCATCATGGTAGAAACCTGCGGGAGAGCCCTTGGCTCCTCCGGCTAACTGCTCGTTGTTGTGGTCACGTACTGCTTGCGGCACTGCAGCATCGTTCATATCCCGCACAACTATCACTTCTGGCGCGTTCTTTAGTTTGGCTACGATTCCGGCAACAATAGCCTTGACCTTCTCATGCGACATGGGCTTCGCGGGGGTTTCAGTACGCTGGAACCGGGGTTTGTTAGCTTGTTCAACTAGGAACTCAACCGCCATCTCCGCGCTAGCGGCAGGAGCTTCTTTGCTTGCAATAGCCTCTAAGTGCCGGCGGGCATCGTTCTTGACTTTCTCAGTAAATTGCGGACTCTTTACGACCTCGTTTAGCGCCCCGACAATCTGAGCGGTAGGGGGTTGGGTACGCTGCTGGTCCCGTTGCCCACGATCCGGCACAACCGTACGCTGCTCAGGGGCAGGTTTACCCAACGCACTGGCTTGGGCTTGTTCAGCGAGTCGTGCTGCAATGTCGGCGGCTTCTTGGCGACGGGCAATCTCAGCGGTATCTACTTCAACCCGGCGCTTCAGTGTAGGGGGCTTAATTCCCGGCTGTTGAGTTCTTGTAACAACAGGTTGCTCAGGAGAAACCAATCGCTGTCCGACAGGTCCTGCAGGTTGTCCGGTGGGGGCTCCGGCTCCGGGCGCTGCTGTGTCGTCGGCGGTAGGTGGAACAGATACATCCACGCTTGGCTCACGTCCTCCGGCTCGAGGGGGCGACTGAATTGTAGGCTGCGTACTGGGCGCATTTTGAGGCTCCTTGGGCGTTACATTGGCAACGATCTCTTTGACTACCTTCTGTATTCCTTTGTTCTCTGGCACTACCAATTGCTTGGCAGCGATCTCCATTTGAACTTGGTCAGGGGTTTTCCCTAGGAGGTTATCAGCCAACCATTGCCGGTTGGTCTTGGACATAGACGCCCCAAAGGCAGTTACTTCCGCCTCAGTTATAGGGGTGGGCATAGTCATATCTAGCCGCTGTTGACCCGCAGCTTCTAATTCTGCTTGGGTAGGCGCAATACCTGCGTCGCGTAATACGTCTGTTGTAGGGGGCAATTCCGCAGCAATTACGTCGCGCAAACCTTCTGTAGCATCGTTAGTAGGAGGTGCGGGAAGTAAGGGATTACCACTAGCATCTACTTCAGGGGGCAACTTGCCGTCAGGCTCAGCTACACGCAATCCAATTTGTTCTTGATTGGTAGTATCTTTTTTGAACTGATCTTCTGCGGCTATATCTTTTTTAAGCGTAGCCTCACTTACCCGATTTTGAACATCCGCTGCATTGAGATCATCCATTTTTGCGGAAATTTCCGCAATAGCCGCCTTGACTATAGGGGTCTGAGGTTCTTGCCGTAGGCGTTCGCGGGCTTGCCACATGTCGCCGTAGGTAGCCTCTCCCAAAGGTGTAGTCGTAGTCTCCGTAGTAGGTTGGGTATCCACAGTTGGGGATTCACCTGAAACAGGTTTAGGCTGCGCACCCCTGCCTTGCACTGCGCTGATCGAACCCGCAGCTAAAGCACCCAGAGCCGCATCTCCTGCAGCCCGTCCGGCAACCCCTTGGAATGTATCTACATCGAACCCAGCGCGTTGTAATGCCCGGTTCTGTGCAATTTTTTCTTGGCCTCCTTGGGCACCTTCCATTGGGGCTTCGCCCAGCGCGGCGCGACCTATAGATTTCTTGGCCCCGCCTTGGACCAACTGGTTTTCCACTCCGAAACGAGCGCCTGCGGCACCTAAAATTGTGCCTCCAGCGATATCCAAAGCATTTTCTTTGTTGTATTCTTGAGCTATAGCGGCTTGCTCTCTAGCCTTGGCCTCCGGCATTGTGCCTTTTAGGCGTTCGTACACCGCGTCGTATATGGAGCCTTTGACGGAGCCCGCGCCTTGCGCAGCACCTACGATTGTGTTAATTACCCGCACCGTAGCGGGTAGAAGTTTGGCTGCTCCGCCGACAAGACCAGTAACTAAGTAGGGTACAACAGACCCAAGGGCTTGGGCAGTAGACTCGATTGGGGCTTCTACAACAGCACCCAACTCAGCGCCGACTTCATTTAAGAACCCAGTACCCTCCGCAGCTTTAATCTTGGCCTGACGTGCGGCCTGTTCGGCTTGGCGTTCAGGAGTTTTCATTTCCCCCAACGCAGACTGCCCACGTCCTAGGGCTGCTGATACGGCATTGTCTGCACCAAATACATCAGCCAACGACTTGCCGGCTCCAATGACACCCTGACCCAACCCTAACGCAGTATTTGCAAGGGAGAACCCAGCAGATTTAGTAGGTGCTGCAGGGGCGGCAGGGGGCGGAGCCCCCGCATTTATAGATTGGATATATTGGGCTAGGGCTGTAGCTCCGGCAGTGTCCCCCGCTGCATCCGCATTACGAAGTGCTTGATAAAGGGACTCTAGATCAGCCATAAATATTTCTCAGGGTTATTTTTTGCCGTACTTTTGCAGGAGGGCCGCAACTTCTGGGGGCATTGTAGTAGCTGGCGCGTCCTCACCCATACTTATCGGCACTCCGTTGCGTCTGTAGGCTTCAAGTCTGAAAATTGCTTCGTCCCGGGCCATTGCATCTATTGCTGCTTGGTCTCCCGCTGATGCCAGCAGTGCTTTCGGATGCTTAGCCATTTGGGCTTTTACAACCAACTCCGCATTTGCGCGGGCCCGGTCTTGCTGCTCCCGCTCGTTTAGTTTAAGTTGCGCGGCTCTATAGTCTTCCTGACCCTTGGCAGCTAGTGCCCGGCTTGCAATACCTTCGCTTGAAATTTGCGCGCGGGCTGCAGCGTTATCTTTTGCAATTTGCTTACGTGTTTTGTTTGTCTCGTAGTTAGTTTCTTTCTGTGTCTGCGTCCTGCGGTTAACATCCATTACAGTAGTGCCTTGTTTGCCACCTTCCGCAATACGTGCCTTAGCTTCATCAAGTCCCGCTACAGCCGCGTTGTATGCACCAATATCATTCTCACGGATAGCTTTTTCCATGGCAATGTTTAAGCCGTCTATTGCAGTTTGGTTGGCAATATCTTGGGTTGTGTAGCCCTCTCGGGCTTTGGTAATAGCCGAAGACACCCCTTGGAATTGCTGACCGGGGAGGGCATGGACGTTTTCGCCCATACGCTGTAAACCAGTTATAAAACTGGAAGGACGTTCCGCAACCTGCCGGTCATACAACGCCTGTAGTCCAGCGGTACGAACCTTTTGGTTTTCGATGGCGGCAAGGTTACTTGCCCCAAGCCGTTTGTCGTACCGGGCCTCTCTAGATGCCGCCAAAGTTTCAGGGTCCAAGTTTTGTTCGCTCTCAATACGCGCCATGTTTCTTTGCTCAAATGCAAGTGCCTCGGGGTCCATAACGGGAGGGCCCTCGTCCTCATCATCCGGGTTTTTTACTGCGCCTGCTTTGGCAAACGCAACGATTCCACCCTCTTGATAGGACTCTGGCAGAGGAGATGGGGCGCTAGCGATACCTTGTGCAGGCGGCTGCTGGGGGGCAGGGCCTTGGGGCGCTTGCTGTTGAGCCAGTCCAGCTAAACCTAGTTTCTGTGCAATCTCGCCACGGGCGGAATTAAGGGCTTGCTGCTCTAGGCCCTGTGCAACAGTGGGCATATTGGCTTGGCCGGCGGCAATGGCGAGCGCTCGGGCTGCCGCCTTTTTATCCTCTTCGACTTTCTGCATTGCCAGCAGATCAACCAGTTGTGCGGTAACCCCGGCTGGATTTTGTTGGGTGGGCAGCGTACCGTTGAGCGCTGATAATTGGCGGAGGTCGTACATTTTCGGTCCTTATGCTTTAGCTGCGGTATTAAACATGTTGTAGACACCACTTCCAGCGCTTGCTGCTGCGGCATACGGGTTGTTCGTGATGTTGTAGCTTTGGGCGTTTAATGGCAGCCCTTGCAGCAATGACTGCTGGTACTGCGCCATTTTGTATGGGTTATCACGCTCAGCTTCAAACGCAGCTTTGTCTGCTGTAACACCAGCTTGCTCGATGCCTTGCTGTGTGCCGCCTGCAGTGAGCTGCGCGTTGAGGTTTGCCAGTCCAGCAGCGTTCTGGGTAGCGCCCAGATTTCCTTGAGCCTGTGCGGCTTGTATCTGGGTGTTGAGTCCCGCCAAGCCAGTAGTCTGCTCGGTGTTGAACTGCTTAGCGGCCGCGTCGTAGGCGGACTGTAGCCCGGTAGCCTGAATCTGTCCTTGTTGCAACGCTAAGTTACGAGCAGCTTCTGCATCCATAACGGCCGCGCGCGAACCGCCAAAAGCCCCAGCTTGCGTCTGCTGTCCTTGTCGATTGGTTGCAGCAATATCTGCAGTACGCTGGGCTTCTTTTTGCTGGACGTCTACTACATTCTGCATGTAGGGGTTCATGTACGATTGAGTAGTACCCGGTGCTAGGAAGCTAGAAGTCTGCTTCTGGCCAGCAATGCCGCCCGCTGTGTCCGCAGCCTGACCAATACCCATAGGGGTTGAGATGTTGGCAGCGTTTTGAAAGCCTGTAGTCTGTAGCGCAGACGGCCCAGCAGTCAAAGGGCCTTGGTATGCTTGGTAAGGCTGCTCGCTTAGCGCCTGACCTTTGCCTAGCATATTGGTTACATAAGGCCCAACCCAATTCGACAGGTTGGACTCTTGTCCTGTAATGCCAGACGCTACTTGAGATGCAATGGTGCCTCCTTCTGCATAAGCAGCAAGGCCGTCCGGTGCAAACTTGTCGGGGTTGATCTCTTTGCCTTGCTTCTTGGTGCCAGTGCGGGCCATACGGATACGGTCCATCATCTTGTAGAGTTGCTTAGCGCCCGCGTCGGAGTTGCCGTTCCCTAAATGAGATACAACGTCCGCAGGAACTACAAACTCTCCGTGCGCTAGGCGAGCAGGCTGCTGGCCGTCAATGGTTGCATGAATTTGATCTGCCATACCGTCGGTCTCCCCGCGTAAATAAGTGCCTTGAGGCTTAGTAGGAACGCCACCCTTGGCGTAACCCATGAGCCCACCTTCAGCGGCACCCACTGGGGGCGGGGTTGGCGCTGGCCTGTTATCCGTATCATCAGGCATAACCCAATTTGGGCTCAATGGACCAGAAGCATTGGCGTTGTTCCATGCCATGATTTGATCGTTGTTGGTAAATATGGGGCGCTGGTTTGCAGGGATTGTTGCTTGCTGAGTTACTGGCGCAGCAGGTGCAGTATTCCGTGGAGCAGTAGCTAACCCTGCGGGGGCTTGCATGGCCTGCGATGGAGTCCGTCCAAAAAATGTATTGGATGCGGGGTCTTGATTTACTGGCGCTGCAGGAGCCACTGGGCGAGCTGCGTTTCGTTCGGTTAATGCGGTAGCTTGCGCTGCGGTAGCTGCCTGTGCGGCGGGTAATCCTGCATCTGTGGCGTACTTCATATCTGTGAAATACCGTTGGCCTCCTTGGCCCGCACGTAGTCCTTGGGTAGGTGTTACTTGTTCCCGCACACCTGTGTAGCTTGGGATTCCACCTTGGTAGCCTGTAGGTGCAATAGGCTTACTTGCTTGGTCATACGCTTGCTTTGCCATGTACGCAGCAGCAGCGTCTTTGGCTACATTACCCCATTCGATATTTCCATTTTTTGTATATCGGTCAGTAATTGCTTTTAGCCCGGATTCCCCTATGGAAGATACCGCTCTTTTCCAGTCAAACCCAGTAGAGTCAAATGCAGCTTTTGCTTTTTGCTGTTCGATTGCATCGCCCGAAAGGCTTGTAATACTGGGTGATGTAAACTCCTCTGCAGCATTAATCTCAGCGTCAATTTCTGGGCTATAGATAGCTTGCGTATCGTAGTCAGGGTCGTTAGGAGAGTCTAACCAATACTGGTACGACTCACCCGTCTCGTAATCTTCGTCGGTATACCATGCCATATTATTTCCTTACGTAATCTAAAAGGTCGGTAATAGACCCGCCCTGCGCGGCAGTTGCCACATTGGTTTGCAAGTATTTTAGGACATCTGGCTTTGGAGTGCCAGCTTTTTGGGGCGCAAATATATTGCTCCCGCCCACGTCATACAGATAATCGATTTCCGCGCCGTTATATGGGGTAGCTGCTGCGGTGTTAACCGGGATAGCAAAACTGCTAGCGGATGGATTGGGCATCGACGGGGCAGATGCAATGGGTGCAGTTGGCGTACTCGTCATTACTAAATCATTTATGGTAGGTGCATTGGACGAACTGTTCAGAATATTGTCTACAGGGTCTAAACTTAAAGGTTGCGCCCCGGTGCCCGTAGTCCCTGCAGTTGTAGCGGAACCCGTAATAGCCCCGCCAATACCTGAAACCGCCTTGTCAATCGAGCTTGCAATAGAAGCCGTAGAAACTCCTGCTCCAGAATTTCCAATTGTGCCGTTGATAGCGCGGCTGATGGCTTGCCCAGCACCGGATTCTTTTAACCCAAATGCTACTAAGCCGCCGGGTACGCTTGAAGCCTTTGCAATACCTTGCGTAATGCTACCTAACGCCTGCGATGCAACGGCTTGGCCAAAATTACCCGCAACCATTGAGCCAAGTACAGAGGGGCTCACCCCAAGGGCCTTTGCTGCGTATGAGGTAGCAAACGAAGTAAGCGCCTGCCCAACGGTTATATCCCCACTAGCCACCTTAGCGAGGTTGTAAGCAATGGCAAAGTTAGGCACCAAGGCTGACAGCGCGGGGATGGCGTATTTGTCTACGACGGCGGCAAAGTCTTGGGCCGCCAGCATATGATCTACCGTTTGTCCCGTCAGATTATTAGGGTTTACCCCCTCCATAGACCCCATACCAGAGTCGCTTAGTTGCGAGAGCTCGCCATAGTTAGGCTCCCGTCCTAAGATAGATGCAAGGGTAACGCCTTCTGCTTTTGATTGCTCCGCTTGGTTATGGATATTGGTAGCAGTGGTAGCGCCGTACTGCGCAAATGCGCTCTCTCCGGGCTTAACATTGGAGTACGCTGCAGGCGCACTGGAAACAGTAAAAGACCTATCCATAGAAGGTTCGCTGGAGGCAGCGTTTCCATCATCCCCGCTACGGGGATCACCACTTATGCTGGGTGTAGCACTTCCCATACCCCCTAAATTTTCACCATTGCGAACATCGCGTCCGGGATCGCTAGAAGATGGAGCAGATGTATCACCTCCAGCATCTCTACGGCCGGAACCGGGGTCACCGCCCGATGGACCGGAAGGACCCGGGGAATGACTACCGGTACCACCAAAATCCCCGCCCCCACGGGGAGAGCCCCCCTCGTCAAAATATCGGATTGGGCCCCCATGCCGGTAGCCCCCCTCGTCAAAATATCGGATTGGGCCCCCATGCCGGTAGCCCTGCGATTCAAGGAGTTTAAATATATCGTTCATACTTTTACCTTGAGTACATTACCTGCAGTTGTATCGTAATAAACGTCGCCAATACGTAGGTTGGCTACATCCGCTTGTGTTGGCAGACTAGGCCCCGAAGTCCCCGGGGTAGGCGGCGCACTTAGGGCAGCAATTATTTCTGCACCAATACGCTGTGTCGAAATGTTAATTGGGCTTTGGTTATCCAATTGGTTGAAATACAAGCGCAGCAGGTTTGTAAATTTATCTTGGTACGCCGGATCGTACACAGGAGGAGCGCTAGGCAGCCGAGGAGCTACTACATTTTTCTGGGACATACTTACCTTCTTCCGTCAGGCCGAATGTCAATACGGGGAGCCCCTAACTGCCACTGCGTACCCAAATCGGATGAAATAATACGCATAGACATCTGCCGACCACGAACACGGATATTGACTTGCCCTGTAAAGGTGTCTAGGTCAATTGGGTATGTCTGCGTAGCTGTTATATATTGCGCCGCTTGCGGGTTTTCTCCGCCGAGCGATAGGGGGGAGTTGTATCCAGAACCAGAGTTCTGCAGAGGTAAAAGCTGCAGTGTCACTCTAGGCGTAGTCCCTTCTGTAGACCCCCGGAACGTTAAGTCAGGCAGCATACGCCACACAAACGCCATGTTGTGTCCGTCGCCAATATCAAACTGAGATGTTGTGACGCTCGCAATTATGGGCAATGGTTCAGCTAAAGTGCCGTCGTCTACACCGTTCTCGTGATAAACCAAATTATTAACGTATGTGGCGGCTGTTGGGTAGTTTCTGAGCGATGTGTCTAGCCATGCAGTGCGGGCCATACTTCCGTAATACCAAATATCTTCCGCGTAGTTGTACACCACATAGCGGTTAATTGTGCTGCTGGCTGCCGTACAGTAAAACCACCAGACTTCGTTGAAGCCTTCATTGGTGCTGCAGAAGATTTGAGAGAACTGAGCGCGGTTAATATCGCCATACACAAACTGCCGCAAGTCGCAGCGGAGTGTTTGAACCCGTCCATCGTATTTATAGAACTTATCCTGTCCCATCCAATAGGCAGTTCCGTTGGTGTATGCCGCAGCGTTAAGGCTGGTAATTGAAATGTTGTCACTGAGCAGTTGGGAGCTCCAAACATACGGGGCCCCGAGGTATTGCAAGGAGTAGATGGCCGCGTCAGTAAGAACCAAAATCTCTTGGCGGGCTTGTAAAACGGCTTGGATTAATGAGCCGTGTGATAAACGTATGCTACCGGACTGGTTAGTTACTGCAGGGGTCCAGTTTGTGACGCTCTCTTGGTCAGACCAACGAACCAACATGGGGTCATACGTAGTGCTTCCAAAGTCGTTAGCCCCAAAGCAAAACGTAAACCGGCTGGCATCCGACACCAATAAAGTATTCTGCAGGAGCGGTACATCACTAGCTCCCGCCAGTGCGGCCACAGGGATTGCCCGTATAGATAACGACTGTGTACCCGATCCCGCAGTTGAGGTGTCTATAAAAGTACCTGCCACATAGTTTGCGTAGCTGGTAGACAACTTAAACGTAGTAGCTGTAACGTATGTAACGTAATACACAATAAACGGCGCAAGCGGCAGTGGCAGCGCCCCCGTAGTCTCAAACATGATCGCTGTACCACTAAGTATCGGCGTAGTTGAGTTGCTGGCTAGGGTAGCTACCGCAGGGCTTGCGTTTGAAATAGTAATCTGTGTCGGGGCAAGTAGTGTGGGTGCGGTGCTTGCATTCCAGTAATACAATGGGCCCAATTTTGGACCGAGCAGAAGATTTTCACCAAAGTTATATTGGCTCCAGATACTTAAAGTAGCCGTTGCGTTGTACCCTACGCCACCCCAGTTTCCGCTACTCCATGTGTTTGCGCTCCAACCAGCAGCAGTGGTGGAGATTGCAGTACCGAAGTGCAGTTGATATGCCGCATAGGCTACAGAACCCCCACCTGACCCAGCGGCGTTTGCAACGGTAGCGGACGTTACTTGAAAAGAATTAGCTACGGGATTAGCTGTAATAGTGGTAGAGGCTACCGTCTGCGAAACGCTGACTGTGTAAGTACCAGTACCCCCAGTACCTGTGCCAAAGGCAACAATTTTGGTTCCTACGGTAACACCTGTACCAGATAGCACATGACCAACGGCTAAGGCTCCCCCGGCCACCACGGTTACTGTTAAGGTATACCCAGCAATACTTCCGGTAGTAGTGACGGTAGCCAGTGTCGTAACTTCATACTCTCCACTAAGCGTCACGTTGTTTACTGTTGCAACTCCTGAAAAAATTACAAAGTCCCCGGTTACAGGGGCGTAGCTTGCATCCACTACGGTGACTGAGTTGGACCCGCTAATCGTAGTTACCGGGTTGGGTGAAAGTATGTGGCTGGAAACGATAGGGGTTATATCGTAGTAAATCCCCGTCTGCTCGATATAGAACTTTCGGTCAGTACCTACACCCATAAGGTTTGCACCTGCCAACGTAACCCAGTTCCATAAGGAACGGCAAATGCCTAAATAAGTGTTGGCGGAAAAACGTGACCACCCTCCAATTTTTTCTGGTGTGCCCTGACGAAACCGAACTTTGTCCGATTCATAGTAGCCGCCCTCGTTGGTGTAACGAGTGTTTTCGCGGTTAACACCGGGCTTTAGGACGACTTTTTGTAAGGGCATAGCTCATTTTCCCATGAATCAGGCGAAAGGTCGAGTACCTGATTTGTCAATGATAAGCGCAACTCCTCTTGGTTCTGCATCTTCGGTGTTTGGAATGCTGATGTGCGTCCAACGGTCAAACTCACGGATGATCTGGTCATAGGGTAAACCCGCAGCAATCACGGCACGGACTACCTCATCAGGGGTCACTCCCGGTACTCGGAGGTCAGCCGCGCACCCCTTACGATGCTGAGACCGGTCAGAGCTTCCAACTGCATCATTGACTTGCTTACTGCGGAACGCAGAATTAATCATAATTGGCTTGCCACCAAGGGTTTCTTTGACCTGTTCCAGCAATTGCGCCAAGCGTTGCAAGTTGCTGATTTCCTCTTGGGTCGGGCTGTTGTCAAACTCCCTGTGGTCGGTGACGGTCAGTTCTGCAAGGGTGAAGTGGGGTGAGAGGTTCATTTTTTACCTTTCATATCGGCTAATTTCTCAAGCGTTCTGCCACCAAAATACGCACCCATCACGAGCATTCCCCACTGCCCAAGCAGCGTAACGTAAGATTCGGAAATCTTGAAGCCGAAGCCGTCCAGAATAGCCAGTGTGAGGTAAGCGGTCAGGATATACACCAAAGTCATTGGGCGAACATTTTTAGACAGCCACGAATCCGAAGCCATGTCAGCAGTCCAGCGGTCTGTGGTGTTTTGCTGCTCGGCTTTAAACATCTCGGTCTCGTTTGCCATCTTCGCCAGTTCACCGTTTTGCTGCATCTGAAACAGTTCAGCTTTGGCCTTTTCAGCAG